GTCCCAGAAGCGTTTCGCCTCGGCTACCGCATACTCCTGCCACTGGTGGTCGGCCGGAATCCGGTAGCAGCGGAATCCCCACGTCGACAGCGCCACCACATCACACCAGTCGACGCCAAATGTCGCCATGTACCACTGCACTTGGCACCAGTAGTGTTTCGGGATGTCGGTGGAGCCGTCCGGCCCCCAGTCGCCGGGGCGGCCCGGGGAATACTTGAACTCCACGATGCCGTCGATGGAGGCATCCATGTTTCTGGTGCAGACGATGCGGTCTGGGTTGGCCAGCTGCCAGCGGCGATCCTTGTGGGCCCAGGTTCGGGCATCACGCAGGAACGTGCCCTCGGGAAGCTTCTTGTCCCGATACCACTG